GGACGGATGTTTGAGGAAGACTCGAAGTCGTAGTAGTTGTTTCTTGAACTGTCGTAGTAGTCGGGTTGGTGACAGGGACAGTCATTGACGGGACAGTAGAAGTAGAGGTCATCGTTGTTGTTGTGGATGAGGTTGTAGATACCCATTCACCCAAGCCTAATGTCAGATTAGTTATCGTCAGCAGACCAGGTTGGCAACATGAATCAGTCGAGAACTGTCGGAACGCAAACACATCCCCAGGCTCAACCTCAATCAGTAATGATCCGGTGGCATTATTGTCATTCGTCAACTTCGTCACAACCCCATTAAGAATGATTTGTGCAGGGTCATACCAAGACCCATCGTTCGTCTGATAAGCCCAATCAAAACCCAGTTCGTTTGTGTCCTCTGGGATGATGGCCTCAAGTTTCACCCAATGTGACTGACCAGCACACGTCCCACCATCAGCACCCGTCAACCTAAACCCCGCCTCAACCTGCTCAATCATCCCACCCTGCTCAGCAAGACAAGACTTCGAGAACTCCCAAACACCCAAACCGTCAGCCTCAGCCGACGATGAAGTGAAAAGAAAACCTAATAACGCAGGAAGGAAAATCAGCCAGCGTGAACGGAACACATCAGGTCACGCAGGGCGTGAAGGAAAAATGATTTGATTCGGGTCAGCGTTCTGTGTTGGGAGATCACGCAACGCTTGACGATATGTTGCCCACGCTGTCTTATCAGCAGGACTATCTGTCACCTGTGTCCAGTCACACAATGACAATTCAACTTTGCGCCAAAGTTTAATTTGTTCCCATTTTTGTTCGTTTGTTGCATCAGGGAAAAGAGGATTGAAGTTAAATGGATACATAATTAGGCTGCCTCGTAAACCATGTCTAATGTTATTTGATCTGTATTACCCCAAGTAAAAGGAACAGTTGTCGTAAGACCATTAGGTGTTACATAGGTTCCTGATGAAGCATTTACATAAACATAGACATAGTTGCCAATAATGTTCCCACTACCCATCAAAGTACTAACACCAGTATCTTGAAGTTGTGTCACACAACATGACCAACCTTCAGTTTTTGGTGCAACAGGCAAAAAAATTGCACAAGTACCAGCGATAGATGATGTAGTGCCAAAAGTAAAAGAACCTTGATAGTGAACAAACTTGCCTATTTGTGTGTAACGAAAAGACCTTGTTCCGTTCCCTACGGTTACACCAGCAAAAATCGGCGTGTATGTTTGATATGTACCTACACCGTTTAATGATGAAGCATTGACAGCACTTACCCATGATGCGCCGTCATACAACCACAAAGTGTTTGTGTCGGTTGTGTATGCGAACATTCCCTCAGCCAATGTTGGTTCGCCTGCACCACCGAAGGCTGCATCACGAGTTGTGGTTGAAGTGAACTTCATGATGGTTTGATCCATCAGATATGTGTTCACGTCGCTTGCTGTGAGGACTGAACCGCTAGTAAAGAGTTTTGCGCCTGCGCCTGCCATAGTTGTCTAGTGTAACACTCAGGTCAACGCATTCGTAGAGTCCATGACCCCATACAAACTATCGTCAAGTAGGAACGCATAAACCAAATCAACCTGACCCAACCCCAAAAACACTTCATGCCGTGAAGGTGCAATCTGATGTCGAATCGACTCAACAACCACATCCTGGCGAATCACCGAAGGAGAACCAACAGCGAACCGTTTCTCCACCGTCAAAATATCACCAATCTCCAACGAAGCCATCAGCTCCTGCTGGACAGAAGACAAACCGTTCAACAACACACTTGTCTCATTGAACACCACAACCGGTTCTTGATACCTGTCCAACAAAGACGCAGCCAAAGCCGAACCAGCAGCATCACTCACCAACGGCAAATTATTCAAAGCAAAGTTCTTAATCCCATACTCAGCCTGAGAAGCCGTACCATTCGCCACACTCAACACCGACGACCCCAACACCTGAACCGAAATACGATTCAACACCGTCTCAGCCCCATACAAATTATTCAACGAACGAATCGGAACATCAGTCACAGCAGTCCCACCCAACACCGCCACAGCCGTCCCAAACGAAGTTTCAATACGAGGATCAAACACCAGCATCCCATCACGAGACGCATAAAAACGGCCATTCTCCGAAACCTGCAAAGCCTGCAAAGCATCCAACACATTCGCATTATCCTCATACGCAACCGTCCCAACCGTTGCCAACCCAGGATTAATCTCACGCAACGCAGTCGACCAAGCCACCTCATTCCTCGACAAGATCGCATCAACCCGCTCAGACGTGAGCTGCTGAGAAGGATTGAACCCGACAAGGTTGGTTTGCGCTAACTGTGCCAAAGCATCAACAGCCAAAATCTGTGCCGAAGACAAGTTCGGCTCATCGTAATCAATGTTCAAGTCATAGACGTAACCTTTGAACATCGCAGCTGTACCAGCCGAACCACCATAAACCTCGATAGCACGTCGAGGAGCAATACCCAAATCCCCCTGATACCAAGGCGACGCAGTATTCAACGGGTCAAACGACCTACCAGAAGCACGGTCATCAGCAAGGATAGATAGCGTTCCGGTGTTAAAAGTATCCAACTGGTTAGAGCGTCCACGATTAATCGTGATGTTCTGAACATACTCAGTAATATCGATGAACTCTGTTGACCCATCCAACACAGCGTTAGCGTCATCAAGTTCGCTGGTATCCAAAATGAAACGGTTAGCAATAAAACCAACATCCAAATTGACCTTAAGGGTTTCCCCCCACAACGCCTGCCTAGCCATTAGAAGATAGAACCAATAGACCCAAACGAATACGACTGACCAGTAAACGACGCATACTCTCGAAGGTACTGGTCAATCTCACGACCAATTTCCAAACCACTCGCACCCAACCCAGCGTTCACCGTGATATTGATGTTGTTGCCCATGTTGCCAAGTTTGCTCAATGGGATAATTGCCTCTGCCCCAGCCTCACCCACCAAACCGAGCATCGGATTTTTTACGATGCCACCATCAGCAAACGGGGTGAACCTGCGCATCATTAGCTCATCAGCCTGCTCCTGAGTCAAAGCACCACGAGCAACAGCAGCAGCCTCAGCAATACCAACACCACCAGAAGCAGCAAAATCTACAGCACCAGGATTCTCAACACTTGCAGCGACATTCGGATACAACTTTTTCAACCCCGCAGCCTTCTCGTTCGCATCATTCAAACGTTCCTGCGCAGCAGCCTCAGCCAAAATAGCGTCAGTCAAACGCTCCTCAGCTTCCTTCTGCCTATCCTTAGCATCACTCAAAGCATCAGAAAACTGAGCGTAGAAATCCGACCCAATAATTGCACCATCAATCAACTCATTCAAAGTTGACTGTGAAGTAGCAAGATCATTAGTCGCTTCAATCTGAGCATCAATCGCATCCTTAGTTGCCAACTTTGCTTCAGCCAAATTGATTTCAGCCTCACGAATCGCCTGCGGAGTTGACTCAGGATCAAGACGGATTTTCGCCAATTCCTTCTCAGCATCAGACACAGCAAACACCGATTCCTCAACCCGATAACCAGCCCGCTCCACATCACGTTGAGCCTTCTCCAAAACAACCTGAGCCTTCTTAGCCTCAATCGAATCAGCACCATAACCGGCAACAGCACGGTTCAGATTCTCCTGTGCTTTAGCCAAATCGGTATTAGCAGTAGCCAAACTTGTTCGAGCAGAACCAGTTTGCTTCTGAGACTTATCAAAATCACGTTGCGCCTGGGTACCTAAACGCAAAGCGTCACTGTATTCCTCAAGTTTTTCGGTAGCAGTTTTCAAAGTTTTTGAAACCGATTTACCGCTACCATCCAAACTGTCACCGACATTCTCAACCGAACCCTTGAAACTGCTCTGTTCGTTGATGGTGTCACGGATACTCATCCTGTATTGATTGCCTGATTTAGAAAGGTTATTGAACTTCATCATCAAGGCATTGAATGGGATTTGTTCTGTTACGGCTGCTTTCAATTCTTTTGCAGCTTTCGAAAACTCGTTATGAGACGCAGCCCAAGCAGCCAATAATAAATGCACAAAAGGTGCAACGGTATTTACTGCCAAAGCAAAAGCACCAGCAATCACCTTCATCGTTGAAATGATTTTGGTTCCGGCATTACCAGACTCATAAACCAGTTGCTTGAAACCACCAGACAAACCTTTCTCGCCAATAACTTCCGTAATTCGCTGAACTGCTGGTGCAACATTTTTTACTAGATACTCAGATAGTTTTTGTAGGTAAGGCAAAAGAGCTGCGCCAATAGATTCAACAATTTCCCCGAATTGTCCTTGCAAAATCTTTATCTGACCACCAAACGTGTTCGCAGCTGTTTGCGCAGCACCACCAAACTGGTCATTCAGCAATCCAAGAACCTTGTCAAAATCCTTAGACTTCTTCGTCGCATCATCGAGTGGGATACCAAGCCTTGATAGTGCTGTGAACTGTCCCTGGCTGGCACGGGCTAAAGCGGTGGTTACGCTGCTTAAATCTCTGCCTGTTGCAGCAGAAATGTCTTGAGCGGTGTTCAACAACCCTTGCGACTTCGTGAGGTCACCTGTGGCTCGAACCAACAAACCCAGCGACGAACGAAGCTCTGTGTCGGAGGTACCGGTGCGTAACTGGGTGACCGAAATGTATCGTTCAGCCGAAGCAGTCAACGCATCGTTAGCCCCAAAGGTTTTCTCCAACTGGCGTTGCAATTCAGCTTGTGACTTCTGATCCTCCATCGCAGCCTTCACAGCCACAGTCAACCCAGCAGCAACAGCACCAAACGCAGCCGTACCCGCAATAGCCAACTGCTTAAAACCTGGGATAGCAGAACCAACAGTTTTGTCTAACCCTTTAAGGCCACCAGATAAAACATTGAACCCTGCTGTTGCCTTAGCGGTATCAGAAATAAACTTAACAACGAACGTCCGCTCACCAGCCATACGCCGATTCTACTCAATAACAGACAACCCATTCAGCAAAGCAACAAACTCATCAAGCATCGCAGAATACAAAGCCGTCCCCGACAACCCATCCCAACGAGAAATATCTACAGGCGCACTCCACCAAGCCTCACTCAATATCTCTGCACCAGCACGACGCTGACGAGGTTGACGCACCTGCTTTGAACGAGGCGATACAGGATTGATGACAGGTTCAACATCCAACCTGAACGACGAATCCAACAACACACCATGACCCTCATGGAACTCAAACGGCTGATCGGGTGCGTGTTGGGGTAGATAGAAAATACGTGCAGGGTCTTTAGTCTGAGGGTCACCAACCAACCCGATACGGTCATGCAACTCACCCCACACCACACGCCACAACGACGCAGGCACCTTCTCAGCCAACGGCAAAACAAGGTGATAGTGAGGATCATCCAAACGATGCGAATAAGTCGAATACGCAAACCATTCCAACCCATCAAGCCTTGCCTCATCAAAGGCTTCACCGTCCATGTCCACCACAAGGGCTTCAACAAACCTCACATTACGGTTACCTCTGGTAGTGCCAGAGTCATATTCAACAGGTGACCACAACGCCCCAGCCTGCTTCACAGCGTTCTCCTCATGGAACGACAACAGTTCCTTGAGCTGCACCCACGACGAAGCCAACGGCTTCGGATAAATAGACTTCACATTCTTAAACAGAACTGCCATGACCCCTCCTACCTAGAAGGGTACCCGAAACTCAGCCCAAGTCAAGCACCATCTTTCAAGGTGTTCAACACCTTCTGGATAGCATCCAAATACTCCCTAGCGATATTTTCCTTTTCCTTACGGACAGTCTGCCAAAAGAAATACCCAGACCTGCCACGATGCCGGAGGAACTGCTTGGTTCGAGGCCTAGCCCCACCACCAAACTCCGCACCAAAGAACACATCACCCCTGGTCACCTTGACCTTACGTTTACGGTTTGGATTTGATTTGGAAACGAACGCAGATTTCTCACTCAACTTCACCGTAGGGATACGGTCACGCCTAGCCCGCATGCCCTTCATCACCTCAGTCGCCTGACGAGAACGAGCCACAGTCCCAGCTTCAACCTTCGCTTTGTCAACTAACTTCTCAGCCACATTCTGTGCAGCCTTACGCATCTCAGTATTGAACCTGTCGTCAGCCTTTGCAGCGTCACGCAAAAAGTTTGCAAGACCAACAATCTCTACAGGATTATTGCCACCACTAATCGTGACTTGACCTGCTCTACCAAAAACCGCCATACAGCAAGACTACTTGTTTAGTTGAATTGCCTTCCAACGCAAATAAGCAAACATCGTAAACAACATTCGAGGGTCTTCTGTCAGCAACACCGAAGGAGCAATACCTGTCTCAACGGACAGGTACGCAATCATCCAATGGGCTGACTTGTCTCCAAAGGGACGATCACAGCGTCAGCTTGGTTACCCAACTCCAATGCTTCAATGTCGTTAATCCACGAATCAAAATCTAAACCTGTGCGCTTCTGACGATGTTCAGAATGCCACGCCAAGAAACCTAAATCGGTGAGAGTTAGTTCAGCCTCAAACTTCGCAACACTTTTACTGAACTTCTGTTCAAAGGCGATGAAGTCAGGGAACGCAGCAACAATGGTGCGTTTCTTCTGATCCAATGACGACGTTACTTCTAACGCTATTTTCATTTGTCCTCCGCAGGGTTAAGGGTTTGTTAGAAAACTTACGCGCCAGTACCAGTCTTAACAACTGCACCGTCAACAGGGAAGGTGATATCAAAAGTGGCAAGGTCGCCTACAGCACCGTTCACAGGTGTATAGCCAACAGGCAACACGTTGAACGCATACTGTGGTTGAGCTGAACCAGCAGTAGCAGTACCGTTTGGCTTAATCACCATTGGTACAGCAGTTCCGTTGTTGAATGCATCGTAAAACAACTTTTCAATCGTTGGGTAATCCTGTTGCATTGACAAGGTGACGCTGTGGTCACGCAAGCCTTGGATGCGGGTAACAGCGTTTGCAGTACCGAACGCGGTGGTAGCAACTTCTGCAGCCGACAACGTGAGGGATACAGATGCGACATAAGCAGAGATGTCGGTGTTAGCCGTTCCGAATGTCACGTTTACGTTTGTGAGAACTTGCTTTGCCATGTTGATTGCTCCTGCCTTCCGGCACTCGAAGATTTACTATTGAAACTCTACACGCTCAAAGGATTGCGTATCAACTAAGCGTACACCACCACACGGAAGTCAACCATGAGATAGGTCGCATCGTTACCATCCAGAGTTGAGATGTTGGATGCTGACTCAACTAACAAGTCCTGCACTACCCCACCCAACGTGCGATCCGATTCCAACGCCTGACG